CTTTTGTTATCCATTACATCGCCACAACCTTTTGCAATACCACCTTGTTCATAACTAGATACTGATTTTCTTTGTTGTGAAAGACTTGTTTTATTTTTAGTAATAACTTTTTTTCTTTTATCTAAAGTTGCGCCAGAAGAAAGCATTCCACCATTTGCTTTTCCTTTTCTACCACCTGGAGTTACTTTGCCAGAACAAACAGCTGATGCATACATATTAGCGTATGCACTTGGATATACTTTAAATTTTCTTTTAGCCGCAGCTTTTCCTCTAGCACAAAGTTTAGCCATTACTTTTTCTTCTTCTTTTTTTTAATCATTTTGCCTGATTTAGTTTCTTTGTAACCTTTATCTTCCATAGCATATTCTTTAGCTTCTTCAGCTTTAGATTCCATACCTTCATGTTCTTCTGACATATCTACATAACCACCTTTAGATTTTTTAACTACACCTCTTCCAATTAAAACATCTTTAAAAGTTACTTTGCCATCTTTGTTTAAATCAGGAAATGCTTTTCCACCTTTAGCAAAACCAGTTCTTGCAATACCGTTTCCTCTATTTTGTTTTCCAAGACCAGCCATTATCTTTTACCTTTCATCATTTTACCTTTTTTCTTCTTTGACATTTTAGCAGTTATCATATCTGCCATTCCGCCTTTTTTAAGAGCTTGTCCAGTTCCTCTTGTAGCAATTCCACCACCTTTTAACATTTGTGCTCTTGGTCTTATTTTGTAATCGTTTCTCATGTTATATCCTTATCCGTTTTCTTGTTCTTTGTTTGCCGGTCTATTTGCCATAGTGCGTGCCACCGATTCTGCACTCCTGCCCACAACATAACCTCCAAGACCTATTTGTAATAATGTCCAAACATCACCTGGAAGAGTTATAGTTATAGAAGCTTTAAAAAAAAATAAAATAACAGGTCCTAATACATAATTCCATATTAATATAAAAATTAATACGTACATTAATAATGGTCTCCAAGAACTTGCAAACCATCCAGCTTTTGCTTCTGCTTCAATAATTTTAGCAGCTGCAGTTAATTCTTGTGTATTAGATTGTAGTAATTGAGTTTGTAGATCTGCTTTTAATTTTGCTTGTAAATCTTTATCAGGAACTGATTTTTCAATTGTGTTAAAAAGAATTTTTGCTAGAGGTGCTACAGCTCCTAACATTTGCATCATGGTTTAGTACCACTTCGCTTTTCTTTTCTTTTCCGGTAGCATTCTTCTTTGACCACCAACTTGTTCTAATTGAGTTTCTTGTGGATTAGTTAATTCAATATCAACTGATTGTGCATAACCATCGCTATTTAAAAATTGTGAATGATCTACTAAATTTCCAAATTCTGATCTTGATGTACCATTTACTGAACCACCTTTAGCCATAGGCTTTCTAGATTGACCTGCTTCAGATAATGCAATAGCAATTGCTTGTTTAGGGTTCTTTACAACTGGACCTTTTTTACCAGAATGTAGTTCTCCTCTTTTAAATTCTCTCATAACTTTACCAACTTTTTTTTGGCTTGGTGTCATTAATTTTTTCATAATAATATCCTTGGTGTTTATATATACTAATATCTAAAATACCACAATACTGGTTATTAGCCAGTAATTATTTTAGTGTTTTTCATGCCTTGTTTAGCAAGATCTACACCTATTTTTAACTTTGTCAAATCATCAGTTTGCTCTAGTTTTTCATCAGCAACCTGTCTATTAGACATAACTTTTAACTTATCTAGGTTTAATCTATCTTCAGCTTCTTTTTTCTTACGCTCATTCTCCATAGCTCTTAAATCAATCTCTCTAGATTTTAACTGAACTAATGGGTCATTATTCATACCATCATTAATTTTGTTTTCTTCAGTCATATAATCTTTAGTCATTTCAGCAATTAGTTTTGCTTTTCTAGATTCAATAGCTTGAGTCATTTGTTGAACTTGTAATTGTATTTGTGGATTCATTTGTGCTTGTTGTTGCATAGCTTGTAATTGCATTAACTCTTTAGAAAACTCTAATTGAATTTGTTCTTGAGCCATTATTGAAATATGTTCTAAAACGTTCTTTTGAATAATACTCATTGCCATAGGATTATTCTTAATCATATTTAATTGCATAAAGTTTAAATGCGCTTCAATGTGAGCACTATGATCTTGTCCAGCGAATGCTTGGAAAGGTTGTCCTGTCATAGCATTGATATGCTCCATAGAAGGATCCATTGGTGCTGGTGGTTGTGGAGGTGGTAATATTAAATCAATATTCTTAACTCCAATAGCTTCATACATTGTTCTGTAAACTTGATACAAGTTATGCATTTGTGGATTAGACATCGCAAGTTGCATTTCAGTTTGCGCTAAATTAATTCTTTGTGTTTGCGAAAATATATTTGGATCTGCTACTGGTAATATATCTACCTTGTCATCAAAATCTAATTGTTTAATTTGTCTTTGTCCGCCGACTACATCATATGGATACACAGGCGGTAAATAAGTTGCAAATACTTTTGCTAATAATTCAAATTCATTTTTAAGTGAAGCATATAATCTTTTGTGAATTGCTGACATCACTCGCGATCCACGCTCCAACAATGCCATTGTCGTTCCAACTGCCGCTTGTTGATTACCGTCACCAACCTGCATATCAGCGATGGACGCGAATCGTTGACCTGCTTGAACCACAATACCCATCAATTGTAATAGAGTCGCGGATGGTTCTTTAAATGGAAGAGGCATGAACGCATCTCTTAAATTTCCACCTGGTGCATCTACATCTCTGAACTCACCTGGTTGAATTGGTTGTGCGTCATCTCTAACTCTAATACCACGCATTTTAAATCCTGCTGGTAAATTAGATAAAGTCCCTGCATCTAGTAATTGTCTTAATGCTTGAGTTGCAGTTCTTGATAAACCGCCGATCATGTGAATTAAACCAAATCCATAAAAACCAAGTCCTGGTAAAAATTTGAAATGTACAAAGTAATTAATTTTATTTTTTAATGGATCTTCTGCTTTATAATTTCTTCTGATTGAAAGAACTTCTCTTGATCCTTCTTCAATAGTTACAATGTATGGAAGTTTAATTCCTGTGGGCTCACCAGAAGCATCTTTGTCTTCAAAACCTTCAATATCTAAATTAACATGACATTCTAATAGGGTATAAATATCGTCTTGCTTTTCAACTCTGACACCTTCTATTTCACGTTCTTTTTGTTTTAACTGATCGGTAACCATAGGAGGTGCACCTAGATCTATATCTTTATAGAAACCACCTACTTGTTGTTTTCTTAAATCGTTTGATGAAATTTTTATAACGTGAATGATTGCATCTGCATCATCTAATGATGTTGCTGAATAAGGAACAACTAAATCTTCTGCTGGAATAAATTTTGATACTGCTCTACCAAGAATTTCATCATAATAAACTTTTTTAAATGTAGATCCTGCTAATGGTAAATAGAATAACATCTGATCAAATTCTGGTTCGTATTCTTTCATGATAGTCATGATTTGGTAGTTCATGAAATCTCTAACTCGTTCAGCTTGTTGTTCTTTTTGAGAATCAATCTTACCTACGATTTGAGTTCTTACAGGACCATCTGCTGGCAATAATTCTTTATAAGCTTGTGATTGAAATTGTGTTACTGATTCTGCAAGTACTGGATGAGTTACACCAGATGCATTTCTAAAAGGTTCAGTTCGTCTTTCATATTTAAATCCTAAAAGATCTAAACCATTTGTATATGTTGTTTCCCAATCTTGTCTTGATGATCTATAATCTTTGTATTGTTCTTCTAAAGTAGATCCAATGTCTACTAAAATACTATCATCTAAAAATTCTGCAAGATTTGCGTAATGATCTTGACTACCTTGTGGTGCGGCTAAAGATGGATCAAAAGAAATTTCTGCTCCACCATCTTCATCCATGTTTATTTCAACCGATGGATCTTCTTGTCCTATTTGTTCTTGAACGGCTTGATCAATCTCTGTTTGACCAGGAACATCAATAGTAGTTTTTGTATTGGGTAATGACTTATCAATTTCTGCCATGACTAACTATACCTTCTTCTAAATAATGATTCAACACCTTGTGAGTCAGGACCTTTAGCAGGTGGTACTGTTTTTGTCAATCCACCTTCAGACATACTCACTCTTCCACCATCTGCAAATTGTTTATTAACGTTAAGTGTATAATATGGATTTCCCTGATATGTATTTCTACCTGCAGAAAAAGTAGTACCAGTATTTCCTGTGTAATCTATTCTTTGTTCTTTAGGACTTAACCCTGCTTGAATTCTAGATCCTTCGTTATCTATATTATAGTAACCTTGAAGTAATGCACTTCTATCCGGCCCTGAAAAAGGTTTAATTGCCACAACACCATATTGTGGTCCTTGATATCCAATACCACCTCCTAATGGAGTTTGGTTTTGAAAATATTGTTTAGTAAAATCTTTTAAATCTCTTTTATTAAAACCTTGTCCCTGCACTACAGGAGAAGTATATTGTGGTTGTCCCTGACCCATAAAATATTCATTATCTTCTAATCTCATTCTTTCTTCAGGGGTAAGATTTCTTTGGATTGGAGTTGGTATTGGTGGATTTAATCTTTGATCAGATTTTAATAAATCTCCAAAAGGAATTTGATTTTTTTGAACAGGATTAAAAAATAATCCATCTTGCGGTGCATAAACATTTTTTCCAAACTCAACGTTTGAATTATCTTCTGTGTTTTTTCCTTCTATATCAGAAATTTTTTTAACAAACTTTTCAAATGCGTCTTCGATTCCTGCCATATTAATAATACGTTCTGTTGTGATGAATCACAGGTTCGTCTCTATAATCCTCTGGGTGATCTACAAAACCACCTTGTCTAAATCTCATAACTGCTTGAGTCATAGAGTCTACCAAGTCATCGTTGTCGCCATAAGGAAATGCCGCGCATTCCTCTACGACCTCTTCAGCAAACTTTTGATCAGGTGCCCATATTTGACCCGATTCAAATAAGGGTGCAACTGCATTTACTCTTGCATGCTTATCATTTCCTTTGCTCGGTGTAAAGTTAACAACGGGGATACCCATCTTACGTAACTCATAGGTTAAAGGTAGACCAGATGCCTTGGATTCAATGATAACCGTTTCTGGATTCCAATAGCTATATTGCTCTAAAGCCTTACGTTTTAACTCTGGAAACTCTAATCTTTCCTTATAAGCATCTAGTAATATTAGATTCGGTTCGCTATCCTCGTTCAATCTAAATACACCCCATGTTGTGATTGCAGAAAAATCGGCAGTCTCTTTTTTTAAAAATGCAGTATCATAACTTTGAATCACATGATCTAAAGCAGGGATATAAGGCTTATCCCAAACTCTCCACCATTCGCGCTTAATGATTGATCCTTCTTCAGCTGTAGGATTTTGCATCCATTGAGCATTCCATTTTTGAACTGACAAAGAAGCTTTGACAGATTCTAATTCTGATAGCTTCCAATACTCTGGCCATACTGGTTTTTCATTTGGAAGTATTGCTGGAAATTCTATAAGCTCCCATTTGTCTGCTTTTGTTTCAGCAGATGATTTTATAAGTTGTGCTGTTAAATCTTTAACTGACCAACGTGTCATAACCACTACAATTTTACCACCGGGCTGTAATCGCTGTCTTGGTC